AAGTATTACCTGCACACTTCTGACACAGAACTTCTGACACAACGCGAAATATGGATCCTCAAGGCCGTGGATGGTGCTTTACTTTGAATAATCCTGACGATTTGGATGTGCTTCTTCCTCAGTCATGGGATCCTGATTCTTATGACTATCTGGTCTATCACTTGGAGATGGGTGCCGAAGGTACCGCTCATCTACAAGGCTATCTGTACTTTGGCTCTCGAATTCGCTTCTCTCAGTTGAAGAAATGGTTTCCGGGGTCTCGTGTTCACTTGGAGGCTGCCAAAGGTACAGCAGTACAGAACCAGCGGTACTGTACTAAAGAGGAGGGCCGTCTGGAAGGCCCGTGGGAATTTGGCTCGCTACCTGACCAAAGTCAAGGTAAGCGCAATGACCTTCTGGCTGTCAAGGCTGATCTTGACGCTGGTGCCTCTCTGCTGGAAATAGCTGACGATCACTTTAGTGCTTTCGTCCGATATCATCGCTCCTTTAAAGAGTATAAGTTACTCAAGGCGCCCGTGGCGAACGTCGCAAAGAAAATTATTGTGGTCTGGGGACCTACTGGAACTGGAAAAACGCGCTGGGCGTTTGACAATTATCCCTCTGCTTTCTGGAAAACGAAGTCTGGCGGTTCTCAACAATTTTGGGATGGATACGATGGTGAGTCCGTCATTATCGTTGACGAATTTTACGGCTGGCTGCCGTTTGACTTTATGCTCCGGTTCCTCGACAGGTACCCAGTCAAGCTGGAGATTAAGCACGGTACCGTGCCTCTCTGCGCCGATACTATTATCTTCACCTCCAACAAGCATCCTTCCGAGTGGTATCACATCCAGCGATACAAGTGGGACGAGTCCAATCCATTGCGACGAAGACTCACTTCTGTCCGAGAGCTTAGAGCTGATGGCTTTGGCCCCGATGAGTCCTCTCCCGGCTTCTCCTCCTCCGTTGCAGTTGTCGCCCCCGTCTTCACCACCACAACAACAACAACAACAACCTCCGCAGGAGGATTGGATGATGTTCCTCGATTTCGAAATGGATATCCCGCCCCAACAGTGACTGATTTGTACAAAGACCTTTAGGTCTATTTTTATTAAATTAAAATAAATTGGAGTTTTATGCATCAGTAAAACGAACGCGACAGTTGTAAACGTAATTGTTATTTGTTGCGTTTTGTGCGATTGCGATCACGTAGAGAGATCCTGTTGCGATTGATCCGATTGTGGCTCCGCTCCCGTTGAAAGTGGTTTCCAAGTTGAGTTTTTTGTAGCAGTGGACCATTTTGCATTGCGGATTTCCTCCGGTGAAAACGTTTGCGGCGTAGACAGCTGGATTCATTGTGATCCATTTGTCCCAGATGATTTTGAATCTGTCTCGGTTGTCGAGATTGTTTGGTTCGGAAAAGGTTGCGCTGTTGAGGACGTTAGCGACTGTGAGAGCGGTTCCGTTGGCTTGGTTATCCCAGACAAGCAAGAATCTGCATTGATCTCCGATGTTGTCGGTTGTCGTGGTGGGATTGATGAAAGCTCTGAATAAGATAGATTTTATGGTTGCTCTTCTTCCGATTCGTTGGGTGTCGTCGGTTCCTTGCGCTACTCCGTTGAGGAGTGCTACAGCTCCAGCTGTAGCGAATCCTAATGGACCAACTGGTCCACTGTCGATGACCTTTAATTCTGGTCCCATTCCTGAGTACATTCTTCGCTCTTGTCCCCAGAATCCGCCAGTTCTAAGAGGTGCTGACAGACCTCTTCTACTTGAGAGAGTCGTCCCTCTAGCTGCGCTAATTGCTTTTGCAGCTGCTGCAAGCTTGCGTTTTTGGTAGGTTGAGCTTTTCTTGGCGAATATGGAACCTCTTGGCATTTCTCTCCTGTGGGAATTTCTAAATAAGAATCTGTTCTCTTGAGAGACATCTGTTTTCTATTTAAACTAAAAAAAAGACCGTTTATATCCGTTGTCTATCCAATCAAAATGGAATTTGAATTTCAAGGAACTTTCGGTTCCTGGTGCGCGGAGTTGGGCCGGGAAGGCCCAACGGACACAGCGTCGGCGGTTTACCGCCGGAGCCGCTTGCCGCCTGCGCCAGCCCTCTAGCCCACTAGCCACTAGATAAATAATATGCTCGCGGAGCCGGACCCGGAGGGCCGGCGGACATCATTTAATACACATTGCGATTCTTCTAGAAGCTTCGGACACGTGGTTGGATCTTCTAAATCGGCGGAAGCTTTTTTCTGATTGGCTTGGGTCGGAAGTGTGCAGTAT